GCACCCGCGCCAGCCGCCGTTCGCCCACCGGCACCGCCGCCAATCACCTCAATCGTATTTGTGGCTGACCAATCTGCGGGAATCGTGAAAGTGGTTGTGCCAGTTGTGAGAAAAATAACCTTAGTGGCCATAGCAATTCGAAGAGGTCATAGATATTGGCCCCCACTCTGCGTCGAGCCACCGGTACCGCCAGGGAAGTAAGTCGGATTGGCACTTGAATTGGTGTAAATGACGCTGTTTTCGCCCGCAACATAACGAGTGGTTCCGGCCGAGGCGCCGCCGCTATAGGTCACGGCCTCAACGTCAATGAAAGCCATGCGAGTGGCATAGCAGAAAATTGTAAACGCTGGCGTACCCGTCAGGGTAACGGTCATACTGTTGCATTGGATATTGGCCTGGCCAATGGCAAAAAGATGAAAGCCGGCGTTTCCGCTGATTGTATAGTTACCCGTGAGTTGCATCCGAGCCCCGGCGCTGCCGGTGCATTCAAGATGGTTTGACGCACTAGCTCCAAAATCAAGATTAGTCCCTTTTAAAAATGCACTAGCACCACCTCCTATATTGAGGAGGCTACCAGAAGTGGCAGAAGTAAGTTTGAAACCATTGACAATCATCGGCCCTGACATTTGAGCGCCACTAATGAGGAAGCAACTTGCATTCGTTGTGCTTACGAGACAATTCGCTGGTGTGCCTGCATTACCAGTCCATGTGAGTGTACCCCCACCGGACCAAGATGAGGTTACGCTGACGCCTCCGGTATACGTCCCGTCGGCCACATTGATCGTTACGTTCTTGGTGTTGAAATTTAAAAGCTTCACCACGTCATAGGCTTTTTGCAGCGTGAGCCACGCAGCACCGGAAGTGTTGGCAAGCCCCGTGTTCGCGTCATTGCCGTCCGTCCGCACATAGTAGTTGCGATCGGCGTCTAAAATTTCGGGGATACTTTCCGCCAGCACGGCGATGATGACTTGCTCATCGCCGGTCAGAGTGAGCAGCGCGTTGCTGTTCGTGCTGTTCGTGACGACGCGCGTGAGCGTGCCGCCACTCGCCGTGTAAGTGCCGTGCCCGACCTCGCGTGACGTCGGCACGAGATCGTCACCAACGGTGACGTAGTCCGCCTCGATCGCGTAGCTATAGACTCTGCCGTCCACCATGCCGGATTGCGTCGGCGTCAGAAAACCGGAAACCGCCGAGCCAAGCGTGAGTGTACCGGTGCCGGTCGTGCTGCTCAGAACGCGAACGAGATTGGCGATGAGGGGCATCGTCGCTCACCTCTACGAGAGTGTGATTGCGAGAGCTCCGGTCGCCAGCACCATCGTGTCGCCTGTCAGCGGTGTGCGGATCGGCGAAATCGTGCCGTACCACAGCATGCTGCCGGCGGCGCTCGATACGGAGTCGGAGAGAAACATTCCGCTGACCACCGCGCTCGACGAGAACGTGCCAAACGTGCAGGCCAGCGAGTTGCTGGCCGAAGCCGAGCCGGCCGGCGTTGCCGCCGCGCCGAAACCGATCGTCTGCCGGGTGTAGCCGGACGCGGTGGCGATCTCAGAGAATGAGATCGTCGTCGGAGCTCCCAGGCTGAGCCCAGCGAACATCGCCGCGGGTGTCGCGACCGAGCTCGTCTTCAGTGACCAATCAAGCATGCTCTTGTAGGCGCCTAGTCCAATGTTAGCCATTTTGTTCTCCTCTCAGAAGCCTTGCGGCGTTGGTGATGATGGTTTCAACGCTGATGTCGCTGATGCATTTTGCGAACTCACCGTTGTTGATCTTGATCGAGTTGCACGTGTTCTGCTCAAACGAATCGTGAAGGCGATGGCATGGCCAGCAAGTGACGCCCTCTCCAGCATGCAGCGTGAGCGTATTGCGCCAATGCTTGGTGATGTTCTCGACCGATGCGTGGCTGACCATGATGATCTTCGGCACCGGTTCGAGCGCCACGCCCCAGCTGGGGCCGGTGTCTGGACCGATGACGAGATCGCACGCGGCAGCGAACGTGAGGATGCGCCGGATCGGCCAGACCTGCTGCTCCATGCTTGGGCTCGCGGCGTGCGTTAAGCCATCGAGCGATCCGTTCTGCACCTTGACGTGCTCCATGATCGTCTTGGCGATCTCGTAGTCGCGATAGGGCGGCGGTGCGCCCAGCATGACGACGCGCGCGCCGAGCTCCTTGATCAGGCGCGCGATCAGCAGCGATGTGTATGGATACACTTTGTCGATGCGCGTGCCCGACAGCGTGAAGGCGACGACCGGGCCGTCACCAAGCTTGCGCTTGGTGGCGAGCGCCTGCTCTTTTTCCTCGTCGGTCGGGAAGAATAGCGGGCCGAATGTTTTCGGCACCGGGAGCCCGAGCACGTGGAACGGCGTTTCGAGATAGGATCCGCCGCACATCTTGCGGCGCATTTCCTCCGGCCACCAATACCAAGTCTGGATCGGCAGCAGACCGTGCAGCGCCTCGACCGAGTGCGAGAGGTTGGCGAACTTTTCGTACTCGCGCGCTCGCATGCGAAACCAATGCTGCCATTGCCCGAGATCGGCCGGCCAATCTTTCGCCTCGTAAACGCTGATCTTGTCGATGTAGGGATTGTTTTCGAACACGACGTTTTGCGGCGCCTGCGTGATCACCTCGACTTTGTAGCCGAGCTCCTTCAGCGATTTGCACACAGCGCCGGAAATGAGATTGTCGCCGACCCCGCCACAGCGCGCAATGCCGGCCCAGCCGCTCGCGCCCTGCGATGGAGCAAGTGGCACAAACATTTTCAGTTTGTTGCCGGGATTGTCGTAGTAAAATTTTGTCTGGTCTTCGACGACGTGCCGGAATTCATCGAGCCGCTCTTTCGGGATACACAACACATTGAACGACGCAACATTGGGCCAGGCGTTCTCGGGACACTTCTTCCAATTGTCTTTGGAATAGAGCGGCGGTTGGTGCATGTACGTCAGATAGTCCAGGCCGCGCACAAACGACACGACGTCAGGCCGCGCGCGATAGCCGGCGTGATACTCGACATAGAGCACAGGCCGGCAGCGCTTGATTGTTTCCGATGCGCCTTCGAGAGCTCCTGTCTCGCAGCCCTCGATGTCGAGAAAGATCAGATTGACGTCTTCGCCTTTGAGCCAATCATCGAGCGCAATCATGCGCGCGGTGTGCGTGCCCTTCTCGTCGCCGATCACCAGGCCGCCCAGGTTGCCGTGATCGACTTCCGCGAGCAGGCGCATCTTGGTGTCGCCGGCCGAGCGCCACAGCGCGAAGTCTGACGTGACGACGTTCTTGCGCCGACGCGCGTTGCGCTTCAGCACCTGATACACCTCGGGCTGCGGTTCGAATGCGTAGACCTTGCCCTTCGGCACCAGATCGGCGATCGGCATGGTCAGCGAACCGATGTTCGCCCCGCCGTTGATGACGGTCCAATCCGGTTTGACGAACTTGGCCAGGAGCTCGATCTCGCCCCAGCTGTACTCGCCATAGAGCTCAAGCGATTTGCCGATGTAATAGTCGGTCGCGTAGTAGGACATCCGACCGAAGCGCGTGTCGGTCGTCTTAAGGTTTGTCGCCAGCATTTAAAAATCCCCCGAAGCCTTCGCCGGTCATTGTGCATTGAACGTGATGTACCTCCGGCTCTATTTTTTCTCCGTTCATGAAGCGCAGATGCCGGCGTTGTTTACGCACGATCTCTGCCAGGAGTTCGTTCTGTTCGAGCTTCAGCGCGAGCAGTGCGGCCTTTTCGTTCATGCCGAAACTGCGTGCGTTGTAGTCAGTGAGTGCCGCCTGCAGCTCGGCGGCCAAGTCACGCAGCACACCCCGCGTCGCTTCGTCGATATCCATCATGTTCAGAATCCTTTCGTGTAGGCGACGACGTCCCAGCGACTGTCGATGCCATGCCAGATGCAGCCGATGTAATCGATCTTGCCGGCCACTGTTTGCGTCAGTGCAGTGATGCTGCTGCCGAAGCGAAAACCTCCGCCGCCGGTCGTGAGCGAAAGCGTGCGTGCCCCGCCCGAGGCCAGATGGCGAATGATCATCTTCTGCGTCGTGCCGAGTGCAGGTGCATTGCTCGGAGCCAGGATCGTTCGATCGCCGGCCGCGGTCAGCGCAAACACGTTTCCCTTCGCGGCGTCGAGAGGGACGGTGATGCCGTCGGCCAAGGTGACAATAGTTTCCCTCAGACCGTAAGGAAATGTTGCTGTGCCGAGAGGACTGAACAGGATCACGTCGCCGGTTTCATCGGTCCACAAAGCCGAGCCGTGCGCATCCCGATACATCGAGAAAGTGCCAGCGTCCGTTGCGCGGTCGGCAACGGTGCATGCTGAATTAGGGCCATGAGTAGTAAGCTCGCCGAGATCATCAACGATGGCTCGCGAATTCTGCAGCAGCTTGCCGGTGGTGCCGTCCCAACGAACGATCGCGTTATCGGTCGAAACGCCGTCGACGGGACCAGCGACTTTGTTCACGACTAGAGCGACAGCCTGCGCGGCGTTGAAACCTGGCACCGCGGGCAGGAATCTGAATTGCAATGACTGCGGCTGCGTCAGCTTAAGGCGCAGCGTCGGATACGGAATAGTGGTCATGCGGCGACGACTCCATCAACCACCGGCAGTTGGCCAGCGAACACTTGCCGGGTGATGCCATCATTCAAAAGCACGGTGATGCCGAGGTCGAGATCGCCTGGACCGAATTGCGTCATCTCCGTTCGCGTGAAGCGGACGGTCCATGTGCCGGGGCCTGTGACCGTGACGTGCCCGTCTTGATTGCTGCCGACGAGGAGCATTGCCGTTCCATATGCCCCAGCGAGCCGCGCCTCGACCCTGATCAGCGCGCCGGTCAGATCGACAAAATCATTGGTCACCGGATCGATGAGCTCGCAGTTAAAGATCAGGTCGGCTCGATTGGATGCTGCGGCCAGATGTCCGGTGTAGTGTGACATGATGCCTCACAGCTTGATGTAGAAGGTTAGAACCATTGTCGCCTGCACCTTGCTGAACGCCGTCGCGGTGGCACCCGTAGTTGCGCTGGTCGCGAAAGCGTGGCCGTGCGCGCTGCCGGTGTTCGGCACATTGAAAGCGTGCGTGTGGCTGGCGGATTGGACGCCGACTACGACGCCGTGATTGTGCGCCGAGCCAGCCCCGGTCGTGAACGTATGCGTATGGTCGTTGCTGGTTCCGCCCGTCTGCACGATGGTGTCGTTTGTTCGCGATCCGCCACCGCCTGGGCCGGTAGGAGTAACGCCGCTCGTGGAGTGTTCACTGTGCGTGTGGTCAGCATTCTGACCGTCGGTCGTGCCGGGGTGCGTGTGGGCGCTTTCGGGGAGGATCGTTACCCCGTGATCATGGTCCGCACTCTGGATGCCGGTCGTGCCGCCCGTATGAACATGCAACCCATCGGCGGCAGTCGTTCCGATGTGAACGTGATCGGGCAAATTGGCGATGGCAAGCGCCGCCGTTTCGGCTGCGCCGGCATTGCCCACCGTCGTGCCGGCCACACCGAGGCCGGCGGCCGTCAGGCGCCCCGCCGCAGACGCTCCCATGTCATCCATGCCGGCGATCGTGCGGCCGCGCAGATCGGGAAGATTGAGCAATCGGTTGGCCAACCAATCAGCATTGGCGCTGGCGCCCTTGCTGACGTTGAGCGTGATGTTCGAAAACTGCCACAGGTACTCGAACAACGTCTGGCACTGACTACCGAAGGCCTCGGTGCCGCCGGAATTGCCGATGCTGTTGCCATTGCAACGCACGAAGCCGGTCAGCGTGCCGGTGCCGTAGCGCGCCTTGATATCGCCGGTTGCCAGCACCGCATCTGGACTAACGCCGCTTCCGCTCGACGTCGTCGTGCCCGATGGTCCGATAACAAGCAGCTGATCGGCGGCCATGATGGTGACGCCGTTTTTGTCTGTGAGGCGTATTTTGATTGTGCCGTCGGCGAGATAGAACATCGGCACGCGGCCGCTCGAGTCCAGCACGATCGGGTTCGGATGCGCCAACGTCAGCGCTACATCGACGAACGGTGTTTGTGGTGTCGATGTGCCTGACGCGAAGAAATACAAAAGACCGCCCGAAAGCGGGCGACCCTGCGCGTCGAACTGTTGCGTCATCGCAAAGTTGATTGTGCCTGCCATCAGTCTGGTCCTTGCTGATCACCGTAGAAGAGCGGTGGCGCAAACGTGTACGGAGCTCCCGATCGTGTGCCTGGGATCCCGGCCTCGACCGCGGATGGCGATCGTTGCATTAACCTGAGTTGCAGTTCGCGAGCTCGCTGCAGCGAGCTTAGGTTCGAGTACTTGGCCATGCCGAGGCCGAGCAGGCCGACGGTGCCGGCGTAGCTGAGCGGATCAAGACCGTAATAGGCGCCCGCACCGCCAGCAGCAGCACTCCCGGCCAGCGCGCCGAGCCCACCACCACCACCGAGCAGGTTCTTGAGATAGCGTCGCGTGTTGCTGGCGAGGTCGCCCTGGCCAAACGCCGTGAAGGCCGCGCGCTCGCCTTCGGTCGCACCGCGCATGCCGCCCGCCTGCTCGGGACCACCGAGGGCACCGACGCGACGGCGCAATTCGTTCTCAAGATTGAGCCCGCTGTAATTGGCTCCGGCGCGGAGCTCGCCGGCCGCGATGCGCTGGTCGAGGAGCTCGGCGCGAGACTTAGCCGCCCAATCGGCGTTTGCTCTTCGTAGCAACGCAACGCCGGCCGCGGGATCTCCACCTTGCACGACACCCGGCGGCGGGTTCTCGGCAAACGTGAGCAGACGTTCCTGCGCGATCCTGGCGGCGCGCCGCTCTTCGGTGTCGGCGCCGGCTTTTTTCGCGACGCTGCCGAGCTCCTTGTAGCGCTCCTGCAGTTGCGTTGGGTTGACGAAGGGAGAGCTATCGATGTCGTTGAGCACCTCCCAGGTCTTGCCGGCCGTGCGTGGCGTCAGCCCTTCGCTCGTGAGATTTAATTTGAGCGGCACCGTGTAGTTCGGCGCTGTGGTCGCCGGATCGAAATAGAACCCAGCCTGACGAAACTGTCGGAAGCCCTGGTTGCCGGCGGCCTCGGCCGTATCCATTGCCTCGCGTGCGGCGGTCGTTGCTGTGGCCTTCTCGGCGTATTTCGCACCCGGCAAGCCGGCGACGATCGCGCCGAGGACGCGCGCATATGGCTCAACCGCCGTGCCCTCGGCCGCACGCCCGGCGGCCTCGCTGCCGGCGCCCGTGATCGCGCCGACGCCGACCGCCTTGGGAACGGAGTAGCGCGCACCCGCGACTGCCGGCGCGATGAATTCAGAAACCGTGCGCGCCGACTTGCCATACTCGGTCGTCGGATCGGGCAGATACTTTTCCAGGCCGGGTTCACCGAATTGTTTTTTGGTCGATGCAATGAAGGCCTGGCGCTTCGCCTCCTCGGCGGCCATCTCGGCGCCTTTGCCGGGCGACAGAAGATCGGCCGCCTTCTCGATGTACGGGCTCGCCGCGGTGCCGATCAAATTGGCGACCTGGCCAGGGAACGCCGGGATCGACGCGACGCCGAGCGCCAGGCCGGTGGGGATCTGCTTGGTGACATCCCACGCCGCCTCGCCGGCCGTCGGGTTCGATTTTATCTTTTCGTTCGCGAAGCGCGCGAGGATGTGACTGAAATCATCCTGCGGATCTGTCGGTGCAGCTGTTCGAGGCCCGCCATATTTTTCGGCGATCGAATCAAAATCGTCAGCCATCACTGCGGCCATAGGTTAGGAGGAACATTCTTCGCGCGTAGAACGCGGTGGATCTCCTTCAGCGCCGCGTCGCGGTTGCCCGCCGGCACGTTGCTCAGCACCTCGTTGGCGCGCTTGATTGCGGCGTTTGCTTCCTCGTCGCTGGCAACCTTCCGCGGCGTCACCATCGTTTTATATTGCGGGCCTGCCGAAAGCTTCATCGCCTCGGTTTCAACGCGACGCGCTTCGGCCTTGGCGGCGATCGTTTTCGGATCATCGCCTGGCTGCGGGAAAAATGTTTTTTCCGATTTGACGTACTCGTCGCGATTGATTGCTGCGCCGGATTCGTAGCGCAGCTGTCCGGTGATCCAATCGTATTTTGCTCTGTTGTAGATCTGATAGTCGGGCGACATCAGCGCCGAGCCAAATGGCAGGCTGTCGGCCATCTTGCCGATCACGCCTTCGCGACCCTTCGTTGCTCCCGTGTAGCTCTGGATGTCCGGCTCGGAATTCTCCATGCGATTGGCAAAGACCGTCGACTTGGCCTGCTGCTCGTTCAGTGGCTTCTTTTTTTCCGCCTCGACATTGGCGTAGCGATCGGGATCGAACGTCGGATCCAGCTGGCGCGCGGCCGTAATCCAGCCCTGGCGCCGCTTGTCATCGCTCGGGAGCCCCCGCTTGTAGTCGAGGATGTCGCGGAAGACGTTGGCCGCGTCGGGGCCGTTCTCGATCTCGAACTGCTTGAGCGCAGCCTCACGCGCGGCCATGTTCGGTGCCGGTACGGTCGGCGCCGCCACAGCTGGCGCAGCCACGGCCGGTGTCGTTCCCGGCGGTGGCATGGGCGGGCCAGCGACGCGATACGGAGGTGCGTTCTCGGGATCCAGGGGTAGGGGCAGCTGCTCGCCGATGCGCTCACCAGGGGCGCCGCCAGGGCCGATCGGCGGCACGCGGTTAAACGGCGACATCGGATGCCGCGGCGCGATCGGCACGTTGCCGGGCGGGATGGGAATGATGGGCGGCTCCGGCGGCGGTGCCGGGTTGCTGTTGAGCGCCAGCACGCCTGACGCATCCGGCAATGCCGACTGCGGACCCGGCGTTGTAGCCTTCGGTATTGGGATCTCTTCTGTGTGGCCGTCGGGATATTTTCGGAAGCGCCTTTGCGGCTTGATGCCGAGCGGATCGTCGACAGTGAAGTCCAACACCTTGCCTTGGTCGAGCTCCTTCTGGCGCAGTTCGAGCATTTGCTTTTGATATGCCTCGGTCGCTGCTTGCGATCGTTCGGCCGTCGACTGCGTCGCCACGTAATGCGCTTCGAGCGCTTTCTGCGCCGCCTCGCCGCGTCGTTCGGCCGATTGCGCCGTCAACGCAGTGATGTACTTGATCGGGTCGCGGCCGCTGAGCGCGATCGCGGTGGCGGCCTTGTTGAGATCGAGGTTGCCGCTTTCATCAGTCGCGCTGCGCATGAGGTCGGCGACCTCTGACTGATCGCGTCGATGCGCGATCGCATCGCCGAGCGAACCGATGTTCGCCCACGTCGACGGGTCGACGCGCACGCCGCTCGCGGGATACGTCGGGACATCGAAGTTGGTCGGACGCTGTAGTGGGTTGATGGCCATGTTATTCCCCCACACCTCGAGTCGCGAGATCGTAATCGACGTGTTTCACGCCCTCGATCTCGATCACCGCATGCGGTCTGCTCTTCTCGATGTCCTGCGCCATCAGACCGATCTGCATCGCCGGATGACCGTTGTAGCGGAAGGCATAGACCGGTGTGCCGTCGAACAACGCGCCGACCTGGCGGATCGAATTCTTCACGCGGCGATCCGAGGCGTATGCGGTGCCGGCCGCCTTGATGCTTGAACCGATCGTGTTCCAGTAGTTGGCCGCGTCGGCCTGCGCTGACTGCGCGATCTGATTGTTGGAAGCAATGTTGCCTTGTGCGATGTCGCGCGCGGTCTGCGTTTTGCCGCTTGCGACGTTGCCGTACAGGTTGGTGAGATCCTGGCCGTAGCCGGTGTAGACGCCAGCACTTTGTGCGCCGCTCGCGCCAGTTGCGGCTGCGATCTTGTCGTATGCACCCGCGACATCGCCCGAGATCCCACGACCGCCCGTGAAAAGATTCTGGTAGGCGTTGGCCGTGCCTGTCGCCCAGGGCAGCTGTGCGTTGACGGCACCGATACCGAGTTGTCCGAGCGTGCCGTAGGCGCCCGCGAGCGCCGTGCCGGCCTGCAGCTGTGGCGTGACGAAACCCTGCAGGCGGTTGAGATAATCCTGCCACTGCGTGCCGGCGATATCGCTCGATCGCTGCACGAGTGCGGCCGCAGTGTTTCCAGATTGACCGATGCCGAGTTGCGATGCGCGCGCCAGCGTCTGCTTGGCGGCCTGCTCTTGCTGCCAATCGTAGCCGGTACCGGGGAGGAAATTGGCGCGTGAGGCCGCGGCCGCATCAGTGCCCTTCAAGCCGAGCGCGGCGTAGTACGCATCGATCGCCGGTTGGTAGCTCGCGCCGAGATCGCGCAGCGTATTGACGCCGCCCTGGCCGGCTTCGAGAGCTCCCGCCGTACCGGTCGCGGCATTGCTCGCGCCCGATGAGAAACTATTGATCGCTGCCTGCAGCGGATCGGTTGAAACGCCCTGCAGTGTCGTGATGGCATTGCCGTAAGCATCCTTCGCACCGCTAAGCCCAGTAGCAATCGAGCTCAGCGCGCCAGCTTGTCCGGTGCCGAGCGCGCCGAGGCCGGCGGTCTGATACGTGTCGTAGGCCTGGTTTGCCGTCTTGCCATAGGTGTTGAGCAAGGCCGCATTTCGTTGCGCCGCCTGCTCGGCTTCGTCCGAGCCGGACAGAAAATCAAAGAGTCCCATCAGAGTCTCCTATGGCGCCGTTGCCAGCAGCATGATGTTGTTGGGCAGTGTCGGCACCGTTCCCGCTACTCGGGACATGCAATCTTGCTTCAAGCTCGGCTATCCGCCGGTTCGCTTCTTCCAGCTGTGACGAAGTTACGGCCAATTGAAATACGTAGTTGCCTATTAGAAACTTGATTTTGTCTTCGGGGGTCAGCATGCGTTGTGTTCTTAGAACATTGGGATCCATCGCGTCGCTCCTCCTGTTCCCTTTACCTTCATCCACTCCTGCACGGTTGTGTGCGACCCGGTCGGGCCGACAGCGGTCAGGGCGGTGGCGACTGCACCGTTGGCGGCAAGCGATGCTGGCTGCAGGTTGATGCTGGCTTGCACGTTCAAGTCCTGGCAGGTGACGCTGCCATCCTGGAAAACGAAGAACGCATTGTAGTAAGGGTTGGCCTGTTGCTTAAATGCCGTGCCGTGGCCGATGTAGTTGCTGTAGAGCGTCGTGTCGACCGGAATGCTGAACACGTTCGGGCTGACGACGGTGATGATATAGTCTATGCCACTAGGGCCGTTGAGGCTTGAGATATGCTGGTTAGCAGGCGATGCCGGAGCATTCATACCGCCGATGGCATAGAGCCTCACTGTGTCGCCGCTAGTGTAGTTGTGCGGCGGCCCGGTCGTTATTTGACAAGGATTCTGCTTGCTGATGTTTACGATGTCGATCAGTGCCGGCAAGATCGTCGGCCGACTGTAGATAAAGGGAAAGGTTGGCATGACCGTAGCCGGGAAACCGGCATTGCCGATCGCAAAACCGACATCACGACAGCCTTCTATCGTGACGCCAGCGCCCCAGTACAGTCCATCAATAGCGTGAATTAAGAGAGCTGTGCCAGCGTTGCCATACCAAGCTTCGTGACTGATTATAGATCCCTTGACATCCCCGTCACACGCTCCTCGTGTGATGGCATAAAGACCAACCCCACCCGCACCGGAAACGCCGTAGCCAGACGAAATAATGCCGGCGATGCCAAAAGAATCCATGCCGGCCTGGTATTGTACGCAGCCACCTATAACCCCACCGATCGACCCGCTGGTCGTAGTCCCAGCACGAGCAATTGCCTCGCCCACAATGGCATGGCCAAGACCGGTGCCGCCTGGATTGGTATAGGCTGGCGTGAATTCGACGCTGGCGTAAATCGCACCCGTGCCTGGACCCTCTTCGCCTGGATTAAAAACCACGCCGGGAAATAGTGTTGTTGGATCGATGACACTGAGGTTGATACCATTGAGGTTGATACCAGAAGTCAGATCCTCAAAACGTCCAACGAAATCTCTCAGCCACGAATACCAATCGGGATCCCATCGCTTGTTGTCGTCGACGACCTGAGAAAACGCACTGAGGATGACCGGTCTGGTTGATGGCATGCTCAGCCTATGTCCGAAACTTTTGCTGAAATTTGCTGGTAGGCGGCCATGAACCCGACATAGACCGGATCGCTAATGTCGAGGCGCCAGCGTCGCCCGTTCCAACTGCTGCGACCGGTGCAAGAAATCAGCGACACCAATTGCCGCTGCTGCTCCTGGCGGCCGAGCTTGCGGATGATTGGCGCGTAGTAGGTTTGCCCGCCATCGTCGGTCCACGAGATTTCGACGACCGGATCCGTTTCCATCGGCTCCAGTGGCGACAGCAGCGTCGCAGTGCCGCCGGATGTATAGGCATTGGCGAACAGCGAACCGGTCAGCTGCAGCGTCGTCGAATTGATGACGGTGGCCGGCCACGTCCCGTTGGCCTCGATCGTGCCGGCGACGCCCACGATCTTTACCGCGTCGCCATTGTGATGCCGGGCGGTGTTGGCAATGACGACCCTGATCTGGTGCGCGAAGCTTGCACCGGCATCAAAAACATTGATGATCTTTTCTTGATAGTTTGCCTGCGTCACGCCGACGCCGGTAACGAATTCGAAATCGGCGCGGCCGACACGAGCTCCGACCGGAAAATTTTCCACGGCGCCGGACTCGAGCCGCCAACGGAACGGGAGCTCGAAGGCATCGGATATGATGCCGCCGGACACGTAGGTGTTGCCGAAATCGCTGCCCACGAGCTCGATGTGCGTTTTGTTTATGAGCGACGTCGTCCAGATGTTGTTTGCTTCGGTCGTGCCGACAACGCCGGACACGATCACCTTGGGGCCGATCGTGGCTGCATCGAGAACGGTTAGCCTGACCGGGTCCGCTAGCGGAGGAGTAAAGTTCGAAGTCCACCGCGCCGTCTTGGAAAAGCGAAACTGATCGATCGTGCCGACCCAGAAGACAGAGAAAAAAGTATCCTCAAAACCGCCAACGGTCATCACGCTGCTGGAGTCATTGATCGATGCGCCTGGCGGAAGTGCAACGCTGCCTTCCAGTATCCCGTCGATGAACAATAGCAGCGTGTCGCCAGCACGCACAGCAGCGCAATGATGCAGACCGATATTGGTCGTGCTGTTATACTTGGTAATTCCATTGACCTTAAATTCTGTGCCTCCCACAAACACGGCAAAACCGATGCCGTCGCCTTCGACAGTGTTGTTGCGCAGCACGTACCAGGCGCGGTTGACGTTGAGCCCTGTCGCAGAATCCATCTGCCCAGCGAGACCGTTCTGCGTGCCGATCGGTGTCGTGCAATAGAAGAAAAAATCGACCGTGAAATCGCTGGTGCCGATGGTGAAATCAACGCTGTCGGGTGTGTGGATGCAGGAGCCGGCGCCGCCAAAGAGTGCCGCCCCGCTGCCATACTTTTTGATCGCAGTATCGATCTGCGCCCCGATGAAGGCCGTCCAAACGTGCGCGCCGCCGCCGGCATTGCTATCTATGAATGTAGTCGAGCCATCGGGTTGCTCGTCAAAGTTCAGCATCACCTTGGTGAACAAATCATTCCTGACCGGTGATCGCACTGCTCCGCTGATGGGCTGCGATCGCGGCGGCTCGGTGTGAACAGCGTCGGTGATCTCGTGGATGTTGCCGGTGACCGTGTCACCACACAACCAGCGGCCGAAAGCGTAGGTGCCGCCGATGATGCGCGAACGCGATTGCAGATAAGAGTCGCGCTCGGCCCAGCGCTGCGTGTTGAGATCGAACACCCATGACCAAGTCAGTGACGACAGGATCAAGAACGCATGTCCGCGACTGATGAAGGACGAGAACTCCAGATCGCGTTTGTTGGCTACATCTTCGATCAGTCCATCGAGATCGGGACTGCTGATTTTTTGCGGCGTGTAGCCGTTGAGCATGACGACAGTGTTGTCGTCGGCGACCCAAACGAGGTTGTGACTGAAATTGTCCTCGAAGCCGGTCACGCAATACGGGCCAGCCAGGCCGCGTGGAATGACGACGCCGACGCGCTGAAACGGGAACGGTGTCGTGCCGGCGTTCTGCCAGACCTCGGTCGTGAACGGCCCGAAAAGATACAGCTGACCGGCCCAAGGAACTGCGCGCAGCAAACCATCCGGTTTTGATTCTGCGTTTGCGAACGAAAGTGGATCGACATTGGTATCTTGGAAATCCGATGCGAACACGCGCCCGTCGGAAATCGTATAAACGAAATAGCCATCGAGCTGGCACACCGAATTCGGCGCCGGCAGATCGGCGTCGTAGTTCATCGTGATGGTCGTGGGCAGATCAAACTTGGCATAGTTGCCGTCCACATCACAGAACACTTTCTGCGGCGTCGGCGCGGAATTGTTGCGCGCGAAGAAACCCTTCGCGCTGCCGGTGAGAGCTCCCATGTCGACGGCGGCGCCGCCGGCCCCAGACAGCGTCACCATGCGATTGTTGAACGCGCAAAAAAGCGTTCCGTTGACTTCCGTCGCACCGCGAAAGCCGACTTGGGTCGTCGTGCCGAAATTGAGCATGCCTGGCGCACGCCGGAAAATTGCCGGCGCGGGAGCCGCCGGCCCGAGCGGCTCGATGTAGGCATTGATGATGCGCCCGCTTGCTTCCTGGCTGTGACCCGACGTCCCAGGAAAGCTGCTGTCGGGGAACGGTACTTGCGTTTGACCGAGCGGCATTACGTTCCTCGCGAGAAATTGCCGATCGGCGTGCGCGTGCGATTCCCACGCAGCTGACCGTCGGTGCGCAGTACCTGGCGCGTCGAGGCCGGCCGGCCAATGATGCGCAGCGTGAGCTCGGCCTTGTCAGCCAGCTGCGCGAGCGCAGGGTCGCTGGCGAGATTGAATGCGGGCGCGCATTGCCAGGCGATCCATGCCGCCAGCGACAAAAATATTGCGTCCTCGATATCGCCGCCCGTCGGCGGATTTGAATCTCCGGCATCGGGAACGTAGACGATGCCGA